ATTGACTAAATGAACGCATTTCAGTTTCCTCTGTTATAAAATCTTCAGTTGAATTTGCTAAATCTTTAATGTCGCCAAGATCTAAATCTTCTTGTACTTTTGGTTTATACATCTTAAAACGTTTATCGAATTTAACTTTGTTATTTTTATCCATTAACATATGTGGTTTTTTACTAATTCTTTGGCCCCACATTGCTTCGTCTAAACCTTCAACAAGGTCTTCCCATACAAGCTCTTCAATGTAACCCATTGCCCGTGCTTTTTTAGTATGCTTTGATTCTTTTGTTTTAGCTTCTTTGTCGCCTGGTGCTGGCTTATAAGCTGAAGCATCGTCATCAGCCTTTTTAGCATTGCGATCAAAGTGGCGTTCACGATCATCTCTTTTTTCTTTTTCAACGCCTTTGAAATATGCTCCAGTTGTTTCAGTTACTTCTTCTTGTTTTGAAGAACCACCTTTAGCTAGATTTAAACGACGTTCTCTTTCAGCAGTTTTTACTTTTGGTAAAAGCTTTTTAGCAATTGCATCGATACGCTGTTTACTTACTTTTTCAATACGCTTATCGATAACTTCCTTTTCACCAGCAGACATATCAGCATATCTTCTTGACTTAGAAAACTTTGTTTTAAGAATATTAATAGCTGCCTTACGTGCTCTCTTTTTAAGAACCTCCATAGACGCAGTTTTTCTCTTAGCCTTTTCTCTACCACGAGCAATTTTAAATCTAGCTTTTTTCATTGCCAGACCTCTTTTACGTCTTTGTTGACGTGATAAAGCTTCATCTAAGTTTGATTCTTCTGTCATTTGAGTGCCTTTATTTACTAACGCTGCAATTTTCTCGGCGTCGCCTTTTAATTTTTTCGGTAAGTTTGCAGTAAATTTTTTCATGTCTGTCTTAGCGTATCCACGCATTTTAGTACCTGAGATCCCTGATACATCATCGGCATCCGCATCTCTTTGGCCTGCTGACACGATTTTAAGTTCGCTGAATTTATATTCTTTTCCATTGTACTTATTTAATGTATTGTTAAACTCTTTGACTCTATCAGATCCAGCCACCAATACAACTCTATCAAACTGCTTATCAAGTAGTTTAAGTAATTGTATAATAGTTTTTGCTGGAGATTTCTTAACAATGGGACCAAAAGCTTTTTGAGCAAATTTGATTTTATCATCATATGCTAATGGATCTTTATTAACCGCACCTTTGCCGGTTTTACTTTTTGCTCCTTGGCTATGTGATAAGTAAATTTGTGGAGTACCTTTTTCGGTCTTAGCCACATCAATAACTTTCTTAACGAGCATTTCGTGACCTGCAGTCATAGGATTCATACGACCCCATGCAATAACTACAGTTCCCGCTTTAGCTTCATCGAGAACAGGTTCAGTATTGATATACTTACTTCCGTCGAACTCTTTAAAACCTTTAACTTTTTTCTTTTTGTCTGGCTTAGCCATACTAATTGTCCCGTGTTTGTACAAACATATATGTGTTTATTTATAATTTCTTTGAAAAGAAGGTATGAAATCATAGTTTCTAGCAGCCGATTTACCCCAAATAGTTGACTCTCTAAGCCATCCCATCGCAGGAGTGGGCGACATGATTGATAAAGGTATCTCAGTACGGCGTTGTCCTAATATAAAATAGTCATTATCAACTGCACTTCTAATACCTTTTTGTTCTATTTCTTTAATCAACTTAATAGCAGTGGATTTAGTCATTGCATATGCATGAGCACCTTCGTGTCCTTTAATATCAATAATAGTTTTAGGAGGTCCAGCCTTTATCCAATCATATCTTTTAGGATCGTTTAGTTTATACCCAAGTACTACTATTCTATTTTCAGGTATATTTAAACTAATTGGCTGCAGCATAATAGCATCATGCTCAAGTACTACCGCAGCTTGGTCCGGTCCTTCAGCAATCTTTTTCCAAATACCAAAGTGACCTGCTGTACAGCACATTGCCTTTTGGCCATTTTGAGTATTTTCCATTAACCTATATGGTTCGGTAGGTAAGTTTTTAATTCCTAGTTGACCAAAGGCCATTTTACCAGTTTGCTTATGGAACCCATTAAAGTATTCCCAAGGCAATCCTACATTGTCACACGATTGCGCAGCAATAGCAGCATATTGATTAGATATAGGTGTATCAATTTTTAAAATATGTGCTTTAGTAACCCACATTAGTTAGCCTTTCAACTCATTATATGTTTCAAAATCGGGTGCAAATACTTCTAGCATCTTATCCATAATTTCACTATCAAATGTTATTTCGTTTTCTCGAGCTTTTCTAAAGTTTGATTTATGGCTTGGAAGAGGATGTTCTATTTTAATTTGTAATTGTTTCATCAATTCAATTACTTTATAGTTTAAGTCTTCATATAACCAAAACTCTCCAATGTATTTATCACCAAGCTTTAAAAAGTCTGATTGTTTAATAGCAGAATTTGGTTCACCTTGGAAGTATCCATTAGGAGCCCATGCTTTATAATGGTTCAAATTCAAAGGCTGCCCACGACCTTTCCATTTACCATAGAAGTAAAAGAAACTTTTTTGTCTATCAACTGGATCTCTTATAACTGATACCACTTTATATGCGTTTGCTTGTTCCTCGGTAATCAAATTCTCTTTAATTAGATCTTCTATTGTAAAGTGATAGAATTTATAATTTGCTGAATACTTAGCTATTAAATTAGGAGAAACAGTTCCCGGTATTCTTGAATCTTCAACCGGTGTATATACTGCGCTTGGGTCAGGAATGTTTCTAATAAAGAACTCTGATAATGATGAGCTGCCTGTTTTAGGACTTCTTAGGTAAATCAATTTATATTTGTGCGATATATACATTACACTCCCTTTCCATAATCAATACTATTTGCGTGGCCGGTTGATCCCCATTTGTGGTCGGCATATACTTTATCAGGTCCATCATACCTTTTAGCTCCACCAATATAATATAAAGGAATAAAATAATGTGAAGGCCAAATTGTAAGCATTTCCCTGAATTGAGGAATGTGTTGAGCTAAAAACATATTACCCGTAGACCTAAAAGGTTCTGGTGATAAGTGCTCAGGTCTTACTTTATGTAATGTTTCAATAACATGTCTAACGAAAACATTTTCTGGATTAGCAGCCATAATTGGTTGAATAAAATTATGCCTACCTTTTTCGTTCTCATAACAAGAATAAGCATGGTTTTCTGGTGCAGTAAATAACTCATCAGTATTTTCTAAACAAGTCATATCAGCTTCAGGCCAAAACCCTCCACGCTCATATAATAGTTCATATCTAATAAGATCTGATACGCCTGGCCATTTACGTGTATTATAATAATGTTCAATCAAGTGTGAATTAAACCACTTACGTGATCGTAACATTTCATCTGTAAATATAGAATATTCCCACTCAGGATGTTTATCACGCCAAGTGTGCATCCACTGCAATGGAGCGGGTTTTGGACCAATCCATATTTGACTGAGTTTCTTTTCGATGTTCATTACTTTTGAATCCACCAAATGAAGTCATCTTCAACAAACCAAGAGTTTTCACCATAAAATTCAGTAACAGCTCTTTGTACGGTTGGAAAATGAATATCATGCCCAAACACAATACCGCCTTCTCGTACCTTACTATCCCAAGCTTTAATATCTCGTAAACATCCTTCGTATCCATGGTCGGCATCAATAAAAATAAAATCAAGTGAACCATCCTCTACTTCATTACAAGCATTGGTTGTATAGTCTTTAACGATTTTTGTACGGTTTGGAAAATGACTGCTAAATTTAAGCATGTTTTGATAATAAGAATTATGATCCCATGCGTGTCCATGTTCGCCTGGAGTCCATTTTTCTGGACCATTATTATCTGGTTGTGCTTCATATAAATCTACACCGATCATATGAAGGTTAGGACAGTTTTGAATTAAAAACCTGTAATTAACACCGTCATGAATACCAAGTTCTGCGCCTTTAGTAAATCCATTGCTGTTAACAAAATTGGCTAAGGTTTGCCATCTATAAACGTTACCACCGTCGTGGCCTCTATCACGTATTCTTCCCATAATCTCTCTCCATTAAATCAAAAAAGGTAGACTTTCGCCTACCTTAGTATTTATATGGATTTTAAAAGTGGCTATTTGCCGCCTTTTTTCTTTTCGCCTTTAGGCCTTGTATAGGTGTGATCCGGATCTAGCATTAGTAACTTGGATACATCTTGTTTTTGAACTCAGAAATTTCATCAGCTTTTTCATACATGCCTTTGTTTCTTAGTTCTCTAATTGCCATACAGTAGCTGCGGTATTCCATTGCTTTCATAAACTTCTTAATCATGCATTGTCTCCTAACATCAAGCGTTTTGCTTCTGCGTGGTAGCCTTGACGTGATAGTTCAGCTGCTGCTCTTGCTCTACCTGCTGATTCGCCAAATGCCCATACACCCATTGCAAATGCAACTAAGAATTTGCCAATGACTTTAATAAATTTTGGTGCTGATACTGGTGTGTTTCCTACCGCTTCCATTATACCCAACCTCGCAAATTGTTATTTGCTCTTACATTTTCAATGGTATCTTTAGAACGTGCGATAGTGTAAATATCTCCGCGAGTAATTCCAATATCATCTAACTCTGCAGTTGATAGTTTTTGTAACGCTTTTTCTGTTTCGCGAATTGCTTTTTGTTGAATTCTTTTTTCGTTTACTGATTTCATAAAATCCATGAAACCTTCAACACCTTGTGTTAAAAAGCTGTGGGCTGTAAGGATAGCTTGTGACATTTTTTCGTTTCCTCTAATATATGTGTATGTTGTATGATCCGATCCTAGACCGTATGCCTAGGTTTAATCCTTTTTACAAATATATTTATTAAGGAAATAGGTAAACAAGGGTTACCAATTTGATATAGCCGGTAGTCACTAGTGTCATATGTGACACTCTGTCTTAGCTATATCCACTGACCTTAGTCAATTTCATTATGCAATGGAATTCTCCATCACCTATAATTCTTATATCTCTATCTGAGTATACATCATCTACAAAGCCAGTATATTCGTGAGAACTTGAGTTTACAAGATAGTAATGACCGTGCGCAGTTGCGCCATTCCATCGTGAGATGTCTATGTGTTTATTGTGTTTGCAACCCCAAAAGATTTCTTTAATAGTTACTGAAGCCGTACCTGCATCAAATGTTTCGCCATCAGCAATAAGGTCTGACAAAGCCACATCAACTGTATCGCCAGATGAGTCTGTTACATATACTTTGATTACTGCTTCTGTACGAGATCGTTTAAGGTAGTGTATGTTTGCCATTAGATTTTACCGTCATAATAGTTTTTGCTTAATTCACTCCAAGGTCCATTTGTATTAGAATCTGGATAAATTTTTCCAGTTGGTTGAACCCTTCTACATTTTACATATGTTTCTTGCGTATTGCCGCCAGGAGGAGTAAAAGATCTAATACCGTTTGTTACAGTGCCATTAGCTCTATAATACTCATCAACTTGTCCTGCGTCAGGATCGTCTTGAACTTTTGCATTAGCATTTACCAATGTGCCTAAAACAGGAGCATTATCGTATTGCCAAATTGCAGTTGGTGTTCCACTAACTAAAATTGTTGGTGATCCTGGTACGTCAACCCATGCCATTATTTTTCCCACCCTTTAATATATTTGTCGGAGAAATTTGCATTACTAAACTCAAGTCTATCGACGAGTTTAACTGCGTTCTTACCCATGTGGTCAATAGCAACAAAGCCTTCGCTGCCAGTTACTTGATAACCTTCTTTTGTTTTTAAGAACGTACCAATTGTTTTTGCTCTATCTAATTTTCCAATTAAAATATGTTTTGCATCTATAAGTAAATTATATAATTCAAACATCGCAGTAATTTGAGATTCTGGTGTACGTTTAAAATAATCTAATGTAGCATCTTTTTTCTGACGTTGAGCAGCTTTACCCTTATCAGTCTTACGAGTAGCAGCTTGCTGTTCGTAATAGTCATCAATATAAGCAGTCAGATCCTTGGCTAATTTACGAGGATTCTTAATTCTTTCGCCAACACGAATTTTGCTATTAACAAATGTTTTAACTTTTTGTAATGTATCTGGATTCTGAGAAATACCATTAAGAGTTTCTTTCTTAATTGTATTGAATTTTTTACCAGCTGCTGATAAGATTTTAGTTACTTCATCAGTTTCCTTTTTAGTCATGTTTGCAGTTCCAGACAAGTCTTTATACACTGCGTCTACTGACCAAATGCTTTTTACTTTCGAGAGGCCTGATGCAATCTCCTCTCCAAAAGCTGCAGACATTTTTTCAAATTCTGTTCCTCGGTACGTTGTATGCCATACCACTCCGATCTTGGATCCGAGTATTTCTTTACCGAGTTTTGATGCTTTAGGTACCGCGTAAACAATTGTGTTAGGATGGAAAGTAACGTGCGGTTCACCATCAATGTCCACCTCTTTGAGATCTTCCTTAGCATATAAAAAGTCACCTTGTACTATTCCTTTGATACCAAGTTTAGGAAACTCGGCCAAAGCTAGTTTTAATTTTGTATTCAAATCGCCCTTTGTGTCGGCGTCAACATCTGCGTTTGTTTTGTATACCTTTGGGTTCTTATTAAAGATACCTTTCTTGGCAACAAAAAATTTACCGTCAGTTGGATCAGTACCGGCAAAGATTGCTGGTGCACCATCCCATTTAACTGTAACATTTATTTTAGATTTACTACTACCTGCGAGCATATCTCTTAAAGCTCTAAGGAAGTTAATTGAATCTCGAGTTCCAATAACACCATTGTTGAGAATGTTATCCTCTAAATGTTCCATATGCGTATTTTTAGATTCTGCAATGAACTTTTTAAATCTTATCATTTCCAAGGATCTCCAGAAAATTTAATTGTTGAGGCAAGTTTTTGTGACTCGTATTTTGCACGCATTTTCATAATACGATTACCATCTGCCATAATTCCAACACTATCGTTTCCGACCTTGACTAATTTAATATTACCTAACATTAACTTTGAAAGTTTACTATTTGATAAAGGATCTTCAACCTTAGCACCTACACGCATACCAGTAATTTTAATGTACCTAGGATATACAGCAGTTGCATCCATCCAATCATTAATGATATAATCGACTAAGTCTTTTTCTCTCATACCATTTAATTTTTTGAATAGGTCATCTCTAATTTTATTAAGTACCGCGGTTCCTAAGTACTCAGAAGCTTTGCCAATACCATCGTCAGCTCGTATTTCAGCTTTACGTTTACTCGCAGCGGTGCTTAAGTTAGGATAGTTTTTCATAAGAGTATCAACAGCATCTTGAGCAAAGTTTGGCATTTTACCAACTGCTTTCTCAATAGTACCAAGGCCAGGATTCTTAAATCCAATATCACCTTGTGTCTTTGTTGATTTTGCTGATAAGCCTAGGAATTTATCATCTGAAAACTGTACGAGAATATCAGTTGGGTTCTTACGACTATCTACTGTTTTACCAACAGCCTTTGCTAAAATGCCGGGTCTGGCAGTCCACCAAACCCGTTTAACTTTACCACTATAGCCATTATCCTTTGACCAAGATAATACTTCCTTGGCCATTGCTTTAGCCTTTTCAGTCTGAGAATTATATTCTGCAGTACCAACTTTGTCAGTTTTATCTTTTAATTGTTTTTTGGCAGCGTTTGCGCCATCAAAGTTTTTCCAATTATTAGACAAGAAAAAGCCTAATTGGATTTCATTAATATCAGCAGAATCAGTGTTGGCCATTTCCGTGATATACCCCTTAAAGCTAATCAAAACAAACCTCTTTTATGTTTTTCTTTTATTTATATTAAGTGATACCACCAGCCCCAAACAAGGATTTTTTCTTTTCAGTAAATGCTCCTTTATCAAACACAGGACTATCATCATTAAAGTTTATGCTAGGTCGCGGAACAGTATTAGCTGCAGATTGTGCTTGACTTACATTTGATTGAGCGCTTTGCTCAAGATCATATAGTTGCATTTTAGCTCGATCAATACCGACAACAAACCGACGGTAATAACTTAAGTCACCCCAACGATTTTTAAGTTGTTTGATCATAAGTTGGCCAAGAGTATCTAGTTCTTCAGTTGTGATTAAGCCCAGAATACAGTCAGCAGTATGGGTAATTCCCATACTTTCAGAAGTATTAGTGAGATCCACGTCAGAGTTGCCATAACCATCACGATTAAACTGAGAGCTAGTAATAATAGCGCAATTGTATTCCATTGCAAGACCACGTACCTCCTCTGCAATTGATTTAACTAAAGTATATGAATTAGCTGCAGCCGCGCCTTTAACCCGAGCTGACGCACAAATATTTAGGTAATCAATCATAATAATATCTGGTTTAAAGTTTTTCTTCATACGAAGTTCAGTAAGTAGATGTCTGAAATGGCCAACATGAGCAGAACCAGTTGGATATTCTTTAACAACAAGTTTTCCAGTAGATTTACCTTTGATACGTTCCATGCGTTTTGCATAAACATCACGTGGCATTTCAGCAACTTCATCAATAGTAACGTCGAGCATATTAGCATCAATACGTTCTGAGATACGTTCTTCAGCCATTTCCATAGTAATATATAAAACGTTTTTACCTTGCAACAAAGCTCCAGCCGCAGCATGACATTTAACTAGTGATTTACCACCACCGGTTGTAGCCAATAGTACAGTCATAGATTTGCGAGGTAAACCACCCTTGGTAATTTTGTTAAGCAATTCAATATCAAAAGGAATTCGTTCCTCTTTCTTATGATAAAAGTCATATCGGGAATCATAATCTTCAAGGTAATCATGGCCAACACTTGTATCAAAACTAATACTAAGTGAGTCTTGTAATAGGGAAGGTAATGCGTCTTTCCCTAGCTCTTTATCAGAACCATCAACAACAAGAATAGCTTTACGAATAGCATTAAATAAATCTCTGTCTTGGCAAAACTTTTCTGTTTCTTTTACAAGCCACTCTTGGTCTGTATCATGGTCGCGTGTTAGAGTGTCGACCGTAGCCATAACATTTTTGTATGTGTCTTCGTTTAAATCTTTGCGTTTATCTAAACAAAGTTTAAGAACCTCAACTGATGGAGGCTCCCTGTATTCCTCAACATATTCGGAATAAGTATTAAAGATTTTTTGAATATTAGTATCTTCAAAGTAATCGGTTTTAATATAGG